GTGGTGAAGGCCTACCGAGCAATCGAGATCCTGGCTGGCATCGTCAGCCCGCGGGTTAAGCGGTGACTAAGCCCAAGAGCAACCAGCAGCAGATCCACCGCGAACCGATCTGCAAGAAGACGCGCCAAGGCAATGAGGGAATTTGTGCGACAACCGTGGGAAGCTGGTGGCAGCAAAGCCCAAGGTTGCAAAAAGAAGTTGATTCTTGCTCCAGGTCAGTAGTCGTAATGACTGATCACCCCAAGCCGTGACCAAACGCGAACAAATCCTGACTGCTGTAGTGACTGCAGCCCTTGTAGTCGCCAACTTCTGATCGGTATCAACTGAATAAAAACTGGGGCCGATAAACTGGCCCCTTTTTTATGTCAGCTGACACTGTCTCCAGGCGATACATTCTTCTACTGTTGCAAAGCTTTTGCTCCGCTTTTTGCCGCCGATCATAACCACCGCCCTGTAGGACGACTCTCTTTCCTTGTAGACACCTGTAGGAAGAGCCCTCTTGTGCGATTGCGAAACGTTTTCTCTCTGGGTGATGCACTGCAGGTTCTCGATCCTGTTGTCCCATCTTACTCCATTGATGTGATCTATCACCATACCCTCGGGAATGTCCCCGTTAAACCAGATCCAGACCATTCGATGCTCTGACACTCTTTCTCCGTCAATGTTGCCTCTGACGTACCCTTGGTGATCTCGCCATCCTATGGTTGCGTTAGCCCCAGACCTTCCAGCGCCGACCTTCCTGTGCAGGTGACCACTGGATGCGTAATAGAAAAGCTCTCTCAGTCGCTCTCTTTCCATTGCGAGGGAAGCGTATGTCTTTATTGTACCATGTTTGGCACTCTATTGTCAAGGGCAAGGACCTCGCCACGATCTGGTTCGCTACCCCCGTTCCCTTTACATTAGGTACATTACAATGGCTGCACGCTCCTCGGGTATTTTCCCTCGCGAAGGTTTTAACCTTGACGCTGAGCTGGAAATCACCACCATTGACACCGCTGCTGCAGTGACCCTGAAGCACGCCAAGACCATCCGCGTTCTCGTGATCGGCGCTACTATTACTGGCAACGGCGACGTGACTGTAAACATCGGCGGCAAGGACGTCGTGTTCCTGGCTACCGATCTCGATGCTAACGGCGTGGGCATTGCTCACATCCGTGGCGCCCTCCTCGACGGCGACAACAACGTCGTCTACGCTGCTAACGCTAACACTGGTTCCGCTGCTGTTGCAGGCGGCGTGTTCTACGAGCTGGTTGATGGCCCCGCTAAGTAGTCTTAGCTTCCAACTAAATACTCAAGGCCCGCCTCGGCGGGTTTTTTTATGGTACCAAGGAAGACTGTTGATTATTTTCAGCACAATCGGCAGACTAAGGAGCATAATCGCCCCTTTTTTTGTCATGCCGCACCTAGAGAAACTACCTACGTGGTTCGTCAAGGGCGACCAGCGTCGAGCTGCCTACTATACCATCAACGCTCGCGAGCTGCTCGCAAACGGATGGGTTGAAGAGGGTGCAAAGGCCGCTCCCGCTCCGGCTCCCAAGCCCCAGCCCGAGATCGTCAACGAGGTGGGTGCCGAGCCATACGACAGCACTGAGTCTCTGACCGAGCCCGTGGCCGAGCGCCTGGAGGAGATGACCAAGGCTGAGCTGCTCGATTGGGCGCTTGATCAGGGCCACGACCTGAAGAGCGCTCTGCCTAAGGCTGAAATCTTCAAGCTTTGCAAAGAAATCGAAGAATCCCTGTAGTATACGTTATGGAAAACTAATTCCATGGAAGTGACCTACACCAGCGGACCCCGCTACATTGACGGCGTAAACATCGACGCCGATGCCGACGCTAGCCCGGCACATCAGGTGGCCGAGTTGGATATTGCCGACTCCGTGACAGGGCTTGCTGGTGAGGGTTACGAACCTGGCCAAAAAAACAAAGATGGCTCAGACTTATGACCCGTCAAGAATGTCAGGCTTCAAGGAGGACTGCTCGCATTATGCTGGCCGCTTGGGGGTTCGTGTCTTACACTGCAGGACTGTTCACCTTCATGTATATCTGGTGCGGCAGTTCTGAGCTTCATCGCCAAGAGTTGGTCAAATTTGTTACCCTTGGGCATGTTAGCTACGAACATCTTAGCAAATAGCGGTAACCTAAAGTCGTACGCACCTTGAGTTGTGCCTGAATACGTTTTGGGTTTCGTGGCAACAGCTTTGCTTGGATGGGGCGGTTTCGTTTGGCGAAGAGCTGAGGACGCTCTAATTGCTGCACGAGAGAACGCAGAAGCCGTCGACAAACTGGAGGTCAAGTTGGCTGAACAGTACGTCACCAAAGAAGAGTTCCGTTACGCAATCGATAACGTTTTGAGCGAGTTCACTCGGACTCGAGCCGAAATCAGTCATGGTTTTGACGTAATGCGTAACTACCACAAAGAGTCATACGAGTCGATGAGCAAGTTCCTGCATCGCCTCGAGGACAAGGTTGACTACCACATCAGCGAGCAGACTCAAGAGTCCAAGGAACTGCGCAACAAACTCAAAAAGTACGAGGGTTGATCCATGGCCGCCAAGAAACGCAAAACCGCCGACTTTTACAAGTCCAACCCGGAGGCATATAAGAAAAAGCTTGCTTACGACAAGAAGCGTAACGCCAAGCCAGGTCGCAAGAAGTATCGCGCAGAACTCGCCAAGGAGCGTCGCGCTCGCGGCATCATGGGCAAAGGCGGTCCTGATGTGAGTCACGCCAAAGATGGCAAGTTCAAGCTTGAGAATGCCTCCAGGAACCGCGCCCGGAACGGGCATGGCAACAATGGTCGCCTAGCCAATGGCGGATCGGCTCGTAAGTCCAAGCCTGGCTACAAGCCGAGGAAGAAGAAATGAGCACTGCAAAGAAGGCTCCCAAGGGCTCTCACCGCATGCCCAATGGTAAGCTCATGAAGGGCGCCAAGCACTCTACCAAGAAAAAGGGGAAAAAGTAATGGCTCCCAAGAAGAAAGATTCACGTCTGGCCAAGAACGGCCTGTCTGGCTACAACAAGCCTAAGCGCACGCCTAGCCATCCGACGAAAAGCCACGTAGTGCTGGCCAAGGAAGGCGGCCAAACCAAGTTGATCCGTTTCGGCGAGCAGGGTGCCAGTACCGCAGGCAAGCCGAAGTCTGGCGAGTCCGACCGTATGAAACAAAAGCGTGCTAGCTTTAAGGCTCGTCACGCCAAGAACATCGCTAAGGGCAAGATGTCGGCGGCATACTGGGCGGACCGTGTGAAGTGGTAGACGACGATAAGTGGTATAATAAGAGGGAGAGACCCCTCTTTTTTTATGGCCGCACATCACTCCTACTGGGACCAGCCGTGTCCTAGCTGCGGAATTGTTCGCACTATCCGTAAAGACAGGTCTGTTACCTGCTGCAGATCCTGCGCCAGTAAGGCCCGCATTGAAGCCAGACAAAGCGAAGGGTTTGCTATCGGCAGGGGTCCGAAATATGGACTGGGCGTCAAAAAAGATCCTGTCTACAAAGGCTCCTACAGCAGCTACACTAAGGCTAAGCGGCGTTGCAAGACCAACTACAAGGGAGCTTACGCCAACATCGAGTTTCGCTTTGAGTCGTTTGACCAGTGGTTCGCCGAGCTGGGTATTCGCCCCGAAGGCATGACGGTCGACCGCATCGACAACAACGGCCACTACGAGCCAGGAAACGTGCGCTGGGCCACCCACGAGCAGCAATGCGCCAACAGAGGACCCTGGGGCAGGCACACTAAAGTATCCTAGTGCGTGAAATGGTAGCTCCGAAGCCTGATACCAGCAACCATCGGATCGTCCTTTCACTGCTGGGCGTTCTGATGGTTTCGCACTTGACGTTTATGGGCTTTCGCACTGACAAACCCGAGACATTTCAACGGGCCGCCGAGACCTACGTGGCTATTCTGTTGGCGCTCATGACGCCACTGGCTCCAAAATAGGGATCTTATTGAGAGTCTCAACTATTCTCATGGCCGCCAAAAAGAAAATGCCTCCTGCCTTCCTCGCTAAGGCCAAGGGCGCAAAGACTGATCCGATGATGGGCAAGAAGGGCGCTAAGAAGCCTCCCTTCCCCCCTAAGAAGGCTAAGAAGTGATCTAGCCCCAGGGCCATCTCATCTCTACGTCCCCTTGCCAGGTATCGTCTATCAGGGGGATTTCTTTTGCATAGGTGCTGAACACCTCGAACATCGTTTCGGTCGACAGGCCACAGAGCTTGGCGGCGTTGGGCACGTTGCTCTTCCCCCTGTAGAGCAGGTCACATGCTTGCTTCGTCGTCAGCTTCATACCAGGGTGCTTTGATTTCTAAGGTGCCACCGAGAAGCTCCTGAGCTTTGCTGCCGTCAGGTTCGTGCTCGATGATAATTGGCTTGGGCTCTTCGGCGGCCCACTCCTTTTGGACCTCTTCGACCTGCTTGTCCACGTCGGACATGGTGGCCTGGGTCTTCCATTCTACCCAATAGTCAAACCAATAGGCGTGCACCCTTTGGAGCCACGGGTTCTTTCGGTAGTACCCATGGTGCCAAAGGGTGCGTATGATCTCGACAACGAGACCTTGCCAGATCACTTCTTGTCAGCCTCGGGCTTCGGGAAAGCGACGATCAGGGCCTTGAGGATTGCGTCCACAATGCCATTGCCCTTCAGGGGAGTAAAGGGAAGAAGTTCGGAGACGAGGAACAGGATAAGTCCTGCAATAGCTGCGAATTCCAAGGTTCTAAGGATAACTGCCGTAGTTTGCCTATCGGCATCCTACCTTGACGAGGTAGCGCTTGTAATGATCTTTAGCTCCGCCGACATTCTTCGCATCCTCGGCGCTGACGCTGTCATTCGTCAGGAAGCGAGGCTGAACATCGTTGACGGCAAGCCTGGGTTTGGTATCGATGAGTACGTCTACATCTATATTGATCGCTACCCTGTAATCGAGGAATTCGAGGCCACCTGGAAGATCTGGGTTATCAATGGCGGCTCCGGCCTCTTTGATGTGGTCCTCAATGCGATGACCACATTGCTGCCAAAGTTCGACTTCAATGGCAAGCATTACACAGTAACTGATTTCGCGTCAGAGAATACTGTAGTCAAGTCCCAGGCCGAAATAGAACTTGAAGAGACCAGGGCCGAGCGCCAGCGGCTCCAGAAGGACTTCAGCGGCCTCCAGGAGGGGCTACAAGCCCGTTTGTCTACTGTCCGCGACGGCAGAGACGGGATCGACGGTAGAAACGGCCTGAACGGCAAAGATGGTAAAGATGGCAGGGATGGGCGAGACGGTAAAGATGGTCGAGATATGGTTGCGACAGATGCAAATCTCGAGGACCTGAACAATGTTGAGGATGGCATCGTCAAAGAGAAGGGACAGGTCCTGACTTGGGACGGAGTCAAGTGGACCAATCTTTACATTCCGCAAACGTTGTCTAGTGGTCGCGGCGGCGCGGCGTTACCTGATGGTAGCTATGAAGACCAGCCATTGACCTGGAATGGCACTGCCTGGGCACCAGGAGGATCTGTTCAGCTTGATACTGCGAATATCATTGACCCAAGAGAAGGTGAACTGGCCTGGGAGCAGGACGAGCATACCGCCACCCTTGGTATCAACGGAATCCATGCTCATCTTGGCCATGATTTGTTTCTATGGGCCAGGAATAGTACTGACTCTATTATCGGCAAGGGTACGGCCGTCATGTTCGTCGGCACGCTTGGAAACAGCGGGCGGCTTCTTGTTGCGCCAATGATTGCCGATGGCACATACCCTGGCTACGTTTTCCTTGGCTTGGCCGCCGAAAATATCCTTCCTGGAGAAGATGGAAACGTCTACACTCAAGGTAAGATCAAGGGCGTCAATACAGGCTCTTTCAGTGAAGGAGCAGTTCTGTGGTGTGATCCCGCTGTACCTGGTGGCCTGACCGAGACCGAGCCTAATGCGCCCAATATCAAGCTGCCAATCGCGGCCGTGATTTCAAGCCAAAACAATGGCATCCTGATGGTTCGCTCGAAGACGGGCGAAAGGATCCAAGACTTGCATGACGTAGAGGTAACGGCACCTCATGACGGCGATGTTTTAACCTGGAACGAGTTAACAAGACGCTGGGAACACGCGGCACCAAGTGCGCCAGGCATCCCAGAAGCTCCGAACGACGGCGAGTATTACGTGCGCCAGAATCAGTCATGGGTATTGCTTAAGAATGCACTGACCGCGCTTAATGTTACCTGGAGTTGATTGGCACCCTAGTGCACTGCTTTTGGCGCGATGAAAACCTCTCAAGCTGGCATCGATCTGATCAAGAAGTTCGAGGGACTGGAGCTTAAGGCGTATCCAGACCCAGGCACGGGAGGCGAGCCGTATACGATCGGCTACGGCCATACTGGTGGCGTAAAACCTGGACAGGTGATCACAGCAGGGCAGGCAGAGGAGTTCCTGGTTCAGGATCTGAAACGCTTCGAGCATGCCGTGCAAGACCTGATTACTGTGCCTCTGGCCCAGGAGGAATTCGATGCTCTTGTGAGCTTTACCTTCAACATCGGGGAGGGAGCACTGCGCGATAGCACACTGCGCAAACGCCTGAACGCAGGAGGAGGTGCCGAGGTCTTCGAGCAAGAGCTACCCAGGTGGAACAAGGGAGGCAGTGGCGTGATGCCTGGCCTTGTTCGTCGGCGGGCTGCTGAGGTAGAACTCGCTACAAGCGCCCAGAAGGCCACTCCAGGCTTTCTTGAGAGGGCCGCTACCCACTATGTCGCAGAACCGCACCAGACGGCTGCCTGGAGGGCTCTGGAGGCATCACTGCGTCCTGAGCAGCTGGAGCTATTCAAGGCGATGTTCCGTAACGAGGCGGTTGAACATGAGCCCGAGGCTGGCCAGTTCCCACTTAACGTGCCGTACTTCTATCAGCGAGATAGTAAGACTGGTCACGGCGAGCGCATGTGCTTCTCTAGCTCTATGGCAATGGCTGTCGAGTATCTGGACCCAGAGGCCATCGACGGGGATGACGACACTTACCTGCGAGAGGTTTTGAAGTTTGGCGATACCGTCTCGTCGAGCGCTCAGATCAATGCCGCTAACAATCTTGGCGTACCTTGCAAGTTCCATACTAATGGCAGGCAATCCGACCTGGAGTGCCTGCTCGACGAAGGCATCCCTGTTCCGATCGGAATTTTGCACAAGGGGACCGTCGATCGTCCGTCGGGCGGTGGTCACTGGATCTGCCTGATCGGCCACGACGAGACCCACTTCATGGTCCATGACCCGTTCGGGGAGCTTGATCTGATCAATGGCGGCTACCCGAAGGCTGGCCCGCATGATGGCATGAACAAGCGGTACTCGAAGAAGAGCCTGATGAAGCGCTGGCTGATCGCTAACGACCACGACGGCTGGTACGTGAAGTTTGACTGATCTACTTGAATTTTCAATAAACGTGAATTATTCAGAATCCTGAAAATTCTTGGTATACTCTGTGCGGACGTATTAGGCCGATGCAAATCCTCGGGTTCCTACCAGGCTACATGTGGGTGAATGACCAGTTAAAGTCAACTGGCGCCGCTCTACCACCTACCCAGCACATGGACCCGACGACTGGCGAAACGATCTACTACGTCCGTCCATTCTTCATTGACGGCCCGACCGTTGGTCTTTACGTCAAGCGCTCTGGTATCATGCGAGCTATCGCTGACGGCAAGGCATGAAAAAGGGGCCTTTCAGCCCCCTTGTCCCCCCCCGAACCCGATGGGCTCCCCTCTAGTCTAGCGGCCCGTCGAATGGATCTTCCGGTGTGCTGTATTTTAGGCCAGGGACAGACTCTACGACTTCCTTGAGGTACTGGTGGACGTGCTCCTCGTCCCAATCACAATCATTCAGTAATGCGTTGCCGACAGCAGTGAGAGCATCTGTATGGTCATTTGTCCAGTTGCCGGTCTCGATGGCGTGCTCCTTCAGCTTGCTGACAGAAGATAGAAGCTCCAATTCAGTCTGCTGGCTTTCGAGCTGTATCTGGGCTCGCACTTCCTCCCACTGCTCTGGAGTGAACTTTTGCATCAAAATCTGGCCGCCGCTTGCGATCAACCAGCGAGAGATGGCCGAACTCCAGGCAATCACCCAGGTCAGTGCGGCTGCGCCCTTGTCTGAGGCAACGACAAGAGCGTAGGTGCTCCAAGAAATGATGTGGAAGAGAGTTTTCTTCATCGTTCGAGTTTACGGACGGTTTCGATTGTGTTATCTTCGCCGACCGAGGAGGTGGCGTGGTCCATGGTGATCACCGATTTGTCGATGAAGCCACGGATACCCTTAACACGCTGCTCTTGAGCATTCCAATAAGCCTGGCGCCCACGAACCTTTGCGTGCCATAGCTCAAGATTACGGGCCTTGCTCGGATCAAAGAACTCCTCGTCGGTGGGTTCCTTGCGAACAATCCAGACAGCATGGCTGACGTGGGACAGGGCGTCTGTACCGCGAAGCTGATCTAACCCAGGCGCAGCCTTCTTGCTCATGGCATCCATGCCGACCCGGTTCATCTGAGCCAGGACGAGTAAGTCGATGTCCAGTTCCTTAGCGGCGGTCATCAGCTTGTAGGCCCGATCCTCCATCATGGCTGCCTCGTTCGAGGGGGCGCCCTTGTGGCGTGACAGACAGTGGAAGTGATCCAGGACAACCAGGCGCAGCTCGGGGTTCTTGGCCTTCATGGTGCGCATGCTATTGACAACGGTGTCAACGTCTGCGCCCCAGGGGGCTTCAACCATCAGCTTGCCGCCACAGTTCTGGATAGCGCCACCTGCCTGGGCCAGGGCGGAGGCAATGTCCTCCTTGTCGTGGTTGCTGGGGGCGGCGATCTTGCCAGAGAACACGCCACGGGAGTTGGTCTTCTTGGTGATCGACGACCAGAGGCGTGCGTAGATACTGCCACGGTCAAGCTCGGCAGAGACAAAGCCGACAACCAGGCCAGCGACGACTGCCTGTGCTGCAACCTGTACGCCGATCTGGGTCTTGCCGACACCAGTACGGGCAGCCAGGGTGAAGAGGCGGCCACCTTGGTTTACGCTACAGGGGCGGTAGATCCCGCCCTCCATGTCGATGTCCAGGGCCATGATCCCGGTGGAAACAGGCTCCTCCTGCTCGCGGGCATTCATAATCTGATCCAGGAAGCCAGGCTGGCCATCGTTGCCAAAAAGGTCCTCGACGATGTCGACAGCGTTGCCCTGATTCCCAATGGAGCCACGGAGCATGCCCAGGCACTCCATGGACCGCTGCTGCAGGAACTCGATGTTCTTCTCGAGCTTGCTGTCGGAGCGGCCGACCTGCTCGGCGTAGTGTAGGGTCTCCTTGTACAACGCACGCACGCGACGCTGGCGCAGGAGGTCGATGGCGGTGTCCCACTCGGACTGAGCGTCGCCGTAGGTGGCCATGGTCTCAGGCTGGGCCAGCTCGGTGATGGTCTTGTTGAACTCGGCCATGCCGACAATGCGACTGGCAGGATTCAGGTCGCCGTACTGGGCGATTAGGGACTCGCGGCTGATCAGGGAAGCATTGCGCTCGCCCATGAAGGTGCGATCGACTTCGTTACCGATGGCGCGGAATACGGGAGTCGACCACATGCTGTCAGGAACCGCCTGGCCATGGCCGATGCCGAACCCCACGCGCAGGTCAGCCCAGAGCTGGCGAGCCTTGCCGCTTGGGGAGGACAGCACGCGGCATAGGACGATGGCCTCCTGGTCGGTGGTATCGTCCTGCTGGGCCGTGGTAGTGGGCTGCAGCTTCTCGATTAGGCGAGCCGTGCCGAGCACAGTCTCGACAGCGCTTTTGTCGCAGCCAGTGATCTTGCCGCCGTCCACAGTGAGCAAACCGAGGTCGACGGCTTTCTGGATGTAGTGGGGAAAGGTCATATCAGCTCAGGGGGAAGGTTTCAGCGTCAGTCCAGTAGGACGGGAAGGCATTGCCGTCGACGTAAGTCAGGCCCAACACCTCCTCATCATACCACTCAGGATCGGCAGCGGGGTTGACGCCCAACAATTTGATGCGATTTATCTGGTCGCGAACCTTAGGGTCATCCTTGGAGCAGTAGCCCTTCTTTATCCCGATGACCAGACCGGGACCAGCGGCTGCGTCCTTTGCTTCTTCGTAAGTGGCAAAGGTCTTGCGGACCACTCGTTTGTAGGTTGCGCTGGGCCACGCTTCGCGCACAAGGCGCAGGGCGGTCTCGTCGTCGAGATCCTTGGGGGCTTTACGGGGAGCAATCTTTAGGCCAGCCTTGTAGAGCTTCTCGACGTTCTCGAACTTCTTGTCGTCCAGCTCGGCGCCGAACCCGAACACGGCAGTGGCCTTGAAGTCCTTGTCAGCCCACCAGGCGTCAGCCTTGGCTCCGCGCAGTACGGCACCGATGAAGGCATCGTAGTCGTCGCGATCGATTTTGAGGCGCTTGGTCTGAGTCTCGACGGCAATCAGTAGTGGCAGGTTGACCGAGCCATCGAGCTGCATGTAGCCAGAGGGCTTGTGCTCGTTCCAGGCTTCCTTGATCATTGCCCAGCGCTGCTTCTGGCTAAGTCCAGTCGATTCGCGCTTCGGTTGTTCCGCGATCTCTTCGGCGATTCCCTTGTCGGCTTGCTCGGTAGCTTGCTCGGCGACATGCTCGGTAGCTTGCTCGGCGACATGCTCGGGAAGCTCTGAGCCATCAGCGAACGGGTAGAGCTCGAAATTGGATCCATCGCGGCGCACCAGGCCGCTCTGTGTCCAGATCGGGAAGTGCTTGCGCAGGGAGTTGTACTCGTAGCCCATGGCCTCGGCCAGCGCCTCGAGATTAGCGAACCTGGCATCGGCGACGCGATAGAGCTGGATCAGTGCCACCAGGGCTGCCCAGGTCGGCTTGCTGCCGTTGGTCCAGATGGGGTGCTTGAGGACCTCGTTGGGAACCTGTGTGTAGTTTCCCGTGGGTCTGGACCGGATGACTTTCATGGCTGTCAGGTCGGGGTGCCACCAGTCTACCATGCACTGACCCGTCACGTAGCAGTACTGCACCGTGGCGTAGCAGTCGACTGCACCGTGACGTAGCAGTCCCTCTATGTATATTCAAAACCTCTTATCAAAACAATCATTTTTGACATGACAGTCGGCCGTCGAATGAGGGCAGAAGCTGAGCCGTTCTACCGCGAAGGAGGAGAGGCCATAGGCAGGCTGCTGAACTACCACCCCGAGGAGGAACCTCGCGTTTGGCTCCTAGTGGCCGGTACTGGGATCTGGAAGCGGTGGTACCTGCAGGCATTCAAGTCCATCTGGCGGCTTGAGAACCCGCAGGAATACAGCTGCATCAAGTCGGCCAGGAACAAGCGCAAACAGAGAAAACTGACCTGGGCTAGTAGGCTTGAGACATCACGAGAAGCCGCCTCGGTGGCCATGCTCAAACCAACTCAGCCCCCGGAAAGACCTGGGGAATCGCAACTATGACCCTGGAACGCAAAATCAACATCCTGCGCATGGCAGGCAGCGCCTCCCTGTGTGGAGCGTACCTGCTCATCACTGGCGGCCTCCTGGTTCCTGGTGTGCTACTGAACACACTCGGACAGTTCCTGCTGATGCCATTTGGCCTGCGGACACGATCCTGGGACTTGATTGCCCTGAGCGGCTTCTTCCTGACTGTCAACCTGCGCGTGCTGCTCGGGTTCTGACCTGCTATACTGGGTGAGTACCTTTCGAGGAATCGATGACTCTCCCCAATCTCGCTGGCGTTGCTACCAAGGACCTGGTAGAAACCATCGGCTCTGGCTCCTTCAAGGCCAGCTACATCAACTGGTCCCGTACCATGCAGCTGCTCCGGGAGAACGCTCCTGGCTGGATGGTGGACTACGAGCCCGCCGCTGATGGCGGCCTGCTCCATAGGGCTCCTGTTGGCGCCTACCTGATGATCCGCTTCCGTAACGTCGACGGCGTCGTGACCCCCGCCCTGCCCCAGGCAGTGATGGATCACAAGAACAACGCCATTGCGTTTGATCGGATTACCGCCCGCGACATCACAGACACACAGCGTCGCGGCATGTGCATGGCAGCCGCCATGACCTTCGGCCTGGCATACGAGCTGTGGGCGAAGATGCCGCTCGAGTCTGGCTTCAACTCTGATGACACTGCAGAGGCCCCAAAGCCTGCTCCTGTAGCCAACAGGGCTGCACAGGCGACTACTGGTGGCACTTCTGAGGCCACAGAGGCCGCCTTTCGTGAGGCAGCCCTCGAGAAGGGCTTCACCACTCATGCCATCGATGGTCTCCTCGGGATCATCAAGGGCGACTTCGCCAAGGGCATCGCAACCGTTGCCAAGAAGTCCGCAGCCGACGTCGAGCAGCTCAACGCCAAGTTCGCCCCCGCCGAAGCCAGTGGGGAACAATGGTGATCTCGACCTGATCGCCGAGCGACTGGCCGCTTTCTTCAATGGAATTGTCATAGGGGGTTAACAGCCCCCTTTTTTATGGTATACTTGGAGAGTAAACAAACCTCATGGAGGTACCGCATGAAAAGCAACCTGTCTGCCTGGCTGAACGCTGCTGGTCGCTACCCCGTTCTGCCAGAAGCTGAGACCCTGCGACTCGCACGCAAGATCCAGGAAGCTGAGACTGGCTCCCCGGCCCGCATCAAACTCGTTAACAAGCTCTGCGTGCACAACCTGCGCCTAGTGGCCAAGTTCGCTCGTTCCTACATGAATAGCAGCAACCGCCAGATCGGCATGGGCGACGACGCTGCCCAAGACTACCTGCAGCAAGGCTACTTCGGCCTTCGTCGTGCAGCCGAGAAGTTCGACCCCGAGCGCGGCTACACCTTCGCCACTTATGCTAGCGCCTGGGTGCGTCAAGCCCTTGGCCGTTATCACGTCGAGAACCTGAGCGTGGTCCGCGTGCCCGAGTCCTCTGCGCGTGAGATCTTCTACTACAACAACCACGGCAAACCCCGCAACGAGAAAGTCGCTAAGTGGGTAGCTCAGGCTGCTGAGTCCGCCAAGATGGCCTACGCGGCCACCTCATACGATGCTCAGGTTCTCAATGACACCAGCTTCCTCGAGATACTGTCGGACGAGAACCGCCTGATCGACCCCACCGAGCAGGAGCCCATCAGTCGCGTTGTTGATACCGTTGGCATCATGTCCAGCCTAGGTATCGAGCCTCGCGTTCAGGACCTGGTACTGGCCTACATCAAGCGCGGCAACATGGATACCGTTCTGATGAAGCACAAGTGCAACAGCAAGGAGACCCGTGCCAAGGTGCGTGATGCCATTGCCAAGATCCAGGAGCACTGCGGCGCCGCCGTGGGCTGATAGACTGGAGATGAGCGGGAGGGGACACCGCTGTAAAAACGTCCCCCCTCAACCCTTACAAAGGAACCGAACATGGCCTCAATCTCAATCGCTGGAACCGTGACTGGCAAGCAGGGCGAAACCCCTGTGACTGTCAAGCAGTTCGACTCAGGCGATAGCGTAGCTACCTTCTCCGTAGCAGACCGCGAATACGTGTACACTAAGCCTGGGGAAGAGCAAAAGGGCCAGTTCTACCGCGTCGAAGTGCGGGGTAAGGCAGCCCAGATCGCTGCTGACCGTCTCCAGCGTGGCGACAAGGTTGGCGTTACTGGCCAGCTCGTGCAGCGTGAATACCAGAATAAGACCTACCTGGACGTGAAGAACGCTCGTTTAACGTACTTAGAAGCTCGCCGTGAAGGCGGTGGTGGTGGGGACGCTTTCTGATAAGAAAGATCACGGGGGCCGCAAGGCCCCTTTTTTCATGCTATACTGGTATCACTTCCAAAAGGAGGACCGATGAACATTGATGAAGCCGAACTGGTCCCTGGAACCACGGGGCTACTCTTTGACGATACGCCACTGCTGACGCACGCCCACGTTCGCGCCTTCGTCTGGCCGATTCTGCTCTACAGGGGCGCTGTACGGCCCCACGAGGTGGTTGCGGCCATCTCTGCGGTATGTTCTGTCGAAGATCTAAAAGTCGGCGCCTGGAGCGCCCTAGAGGGCGATTACACCGATCGAACCCGTGTTGAGCTTCTGCTTGACGAGGTGCTCGGCGAGATGGTAGGCAGCCGCATCCTGCGTTACAACGAGGAGGAAGACCTCTGGGTTCTTACCCTCGGAGAGAACCGGCAGAACGTCCCCAAGGTGATCAACGTGGTCACCGCTCTTGACGCCATGATGCCACACCACCTGTTGGCTGATCTGGCCGCCGAGGATCGCCGTAAACTGCCTGTTCCGTTTTAGTCCAGTTATCACTGAGGTATAATTTGGCCCAGCACCAGAACAAACGCCTTCGGAGGCAGCGCTACGAGCGCCAGCTCGAGAAAGACATCCAGCAGTCCGAAGATCCATCTGACGGCCAGTTCTGCGTCTTCAACAAGACCACCAAGGAGAAGCACAAGGGGCTGAGTCTCAAGCGGGCCCAGGCTCTGTGGAACTCCCTGGAGAATGCCATCATCCTGTGGGATGGGGACGTGAAGAAGTAATGGGCCGCTTCAACAAGCAGACGGGCGAGTTCACGCCCAAGCCGTCAACCGTCAAGGCTGGCGAGCGGATGCAGCAACCGCCAACCCCGCTGCCCATATACCGCAAGGGCACCCCTGTCAAGGTCTTTATCGGAGCTGGTTGGGGGAAGGGGGCAGTCGAATACAGCGACAAGCACCGCTGTATTGTATACTTGAAGATAGGGAGCCGTCGGGTGACCACGTACGACGCCCGCAACATCATGGAGGATTCTTCCAAATGACTGACATGATCAACCCCGCCCATTACCACGGTGGCCGCAGGTTCGAGCCTATCGCGGTCATCGAGGACTGGGGGCTCAACTACCGACTGGGCAACGCCGTCAAGTACATCTCTCGTAATGGCCGCAAGCCTGGCGAGGATCCCCGCGAGGGTCTGAAAAAGGCCGTCTGGTACCTCACTCGTGAAATCGAATCCTACGAGAAGCCTAAGAGCGATTACGCTGTGACCTACGAGGACGTGCTGCAGGACCATGCTGCATGCGCCTCTGAGGGCCACGACCTCCGTCTGGCATTGGACGACCAGTACACCCTTTGGGACGACTCCCTAGGCCCCATGGAGCCCCCTCAGGTCGATTGCCTGGGTGGCGCTGAGTGGGATGCCTCCTACGAGGTGTCTCAGCAGTACAAGCGCGAAACTGACGAGGCCCAGGCGGACATGATGAGGAAGTTCTGTGACTTTGACGTCGACGAACTCCACAAGAACCTCGATCAATTCGAGAGCGACGAGATCGTCAGCACCTTTGAACGCCGTGGCCTGATCTTTGGTGTCGACAAGCAGGGCCGCACCTACATCCTCGGAGCAGACTGATGAAGACAGTAGCAATGTTCGGCTCGGCTCGTCCGAGTTCAGCGACTCCCCTTTATAGGGAAACTGTAGAGGCAGCTTGCTTGCTGGCCGAAAATGGCTGGACAATCGCCACAGGTGGAGGCCCTGGCCTCATGGAAGCAGCTGGCATTGGCGCAAAGTATGCCTGTGAAGGAGGGGCCTGTTCACTCGACTACAGTATTTACCTGCCATTCGAGTCCGAGGCAAACGCAGCAGTGCAACGTGACTCTCATCACGACAATTTCTTTACCAGACTCAAGCAGTTTACTGATAAGTGCGACGCTTTTATTGCTCTTCCTGGTGGCTATGGCACTTTGCTGGAGGTCCTGACAGTCGTTCAACTGCTTCAGGTGAAGCACATGGAAAGCAAGCCGCTCATCCTGGTTGGTTCGATGCTTCAGGATGTCATGCACTACATGTCGAATCGCATGTGGCGCGAGCGTTTCATCTCTGACGACGAGCAGTACTTCTGGTGGAATACTAGCTCACCGTTAGAGGCGGCCGAAAGGCTGATCCGAGCAACATGACCTTCCTTGCTTTCTCTGGTCTTACTCTGGGCTCTGCTATCATTAGCGGAGCCTTTTTTTGTGGCTTGGTATTCTTGGTGACCTACCTAGAGGCACGTAAGTGATCATCGAGCTAGTTGTTAACATGGCATTGTTCAGTAAGGCAAGACCTCGGGTTACAGTGCGTGGGACCTTTATGCCGAAGGAATACCGAGTGAAGCAGGCCGAGATGGTCCGCCAGCTCAAGGAGCAGTGGGACGGGCCGCCTCTCGAGGGGCCCCTGCGTCTTGAGATCGACCTGCGTGGCGAGGGTCGTGGTGACGCCGACAACATCCTGGGGTCGTTAATGGACGCTGGGGCTGGTATATTGTGGACAGACGACCGCATCAGCATCATTCCAGAGGTATCCGTCACATGGGAAAAGGCATCAAAAAGCGAGTCTCAATGGCTTATTCGGATCATCCCGCTGAGTTCAAGGTGAATCCGCGATACAAGGCGATCGGGCCGCGCCTGAGGGACGCCCACCTCGCCTCCGTGGCTCACCGACTGGAACACGACTTTGCCTGCTAGACTGTAAGGAGACCCTTTTTTGAGGAACCGTGGCGGAGACAAGGTACAATGAGTCCGAATTTGACTACCGAAGAGAGGAGGGCGCCAACCAGTCCTCCCTGAAGAAGATCCTCGAGAGCCCCGCCCACTACCAGGCGACCCTCAAGTTCAAGATGATTCCTACTCCAGCAATGGAGATAGGAACAGCATTGCACTGCCTTACCCTCGACGGCCAGAAGGCTTTCGATGCCCAGTACGTCAAGAAGCCCGACGGCCTCTCGCTGGCTACTAAAGAGGGCAGGAAATGGAAGGCCGATCTGGGCAATAAGAAGCCCCTCGCCGAAGGCGGTAAGGACGACCCCTGGGGTAGCGTGCAAGGTATGGGCTACAGCCTGCGCGAGCTGGCCTACTTCGACCCATCTCAGCCCGACTACATCAAGTACAACGAGGTCTCAATCTACTGGGACTGGGAAGGCGTGCGCTGCAAGGCTCGTCTGGATCGCATCGACGTCGAAAACGGGCTAGTACTTGACCTGAAGACTACCGACAGTGTTGAGCCTGAGCTTTTCACCAAGAAGGTCGTCGGCTTGGGCTACGACTTCCAGGCTGCCTATTACGCCAAGGCCGCCGAGGTTGCCTTTGGCAAGAAGTTCGACTTCATCTTTGCCGCCGTGGAGCGCAAGGCCCCATATACCGTGGACCTGTTCCAGGTCGACGAGGAGATGATGGCCGAAGGTACGGCCAAGTGCGTTGCCGCCCTGCGCTTGTTTAAGGATTGTAACGAGATGGGCGAATGGCCCAACCGCCCTGCTACCATACGCAGGTTGAGCTACCCGAGCTGGTATACACCGTATGGCCAGCCAAGAGTCCAAGAAGAGGAGGCTGGTCTGTTTTGAGCGCTAACTTCAAGATCACCATCGAGGACATCGATGGCTGGTACGATTGGGTGGTAGAGGGGGACCGCAATGCACGCGGCCCCTACTGCGGAGGTGGACGAAACCTCTCCGAGGTGCTAGACTCCATCGACCAATGCGTGCGTGACAAGCGCCGCCACCCCTACAACCCCAAAGTTCGCACGGAGTACTGATGGCCATTATCAACACCGACTTCTCTACCGTGAGCTTTCCTCGTGTGGAGCTGGAATTCGTTACGCCGAACCCCGAGCGGCTGATGGGCTACGTCGCCCGCGTGAGCAACCCAAGCAACCAGGACAACCCTAACGTCGCTGGCCTGCTCAAGTACTGCATCAAGCATGGCCACTGGAGCGTGTTCGAGCACTCCCACATGACCTTACAGGTCACCACCACGCTGGACATCGCCACCCAGATCCTGCGCCACGGGAAGGGCTTCTGCTTCCAGCAGCTGTCCAGGCGCTACGCAGGGGAGGCTGAGGCGCCTCTGAACATCCACCTGCCCCACCTGCGGGCACCGCACCCCAAGAATCGCCAGAAGAGCGTAGACGAGCTTCCAGGCGACACTCAGCTCTGGTTCCAGGCCAAGCTCGACGAGCACTTCCGCCAGGCCGAGGAGCTGTACAAAGCGATGCTCGAGCATGGTGTAGCCAAGGAGTGTGCCAGGGCGGTCCTACCCCAGGCGACGGAGACTACACTGTACATGACTGGTAACTGCCGCAGCTGGATCCACTACATCTGTCTGCGATCAGCCAACGGCACACAAGAGGAGCACCAACTGGTTGCCCTCAAAGCCCAGGCACTGTTCAGGAATAACTTCCCCTCGGTGGCCGAAGCGCTCGATGACCTTAACTGGAGTATCTGATGGACAAGCTTGTTATCCACCTCACCTCTGACGAAAGCCGCTCCCTGGACAGCCACTTTCCAGGGTTCGAGCTATCCCTGGAGGCAGACGTCACAAACCTTGATGTGCACGCCTGGTTCAAGCTCTTCGAGAAGGTCTTACTTGCACAGGGCTTCGATGAATACGTCATCCAGAAGGGTGGCCTACAGTTAGCCTTCAACGAATGGCGAGACTCGGCCAAAATGAGAAAACTCCACGAGGAGTACGACCTGGACGAATTCCGCAAGGAAGAGTGATGGAGACCAAACAGTGCAAGCGCTGTGAGGAGATCAAGCCCTTCGGGGCTTTTTCTCCAGATAAGCGTGCCAGCGACGGACTTTATAGCTCCTGCAAAGATTGCAACAATAAATCCAGATCCAGCAGGACGATGCTTAGGGATCGCCTGAAGCATTTCTACGGCTTGCCCCTGGATCAGTTCGAGCAAATGGTCCTAGACCAAGGCGGGGTATGCAAGATCTGCAAGAAAGAGTGCCCTTCTGGGCAGAGGCTCAGCGTCGACCACTGCCACGAAACGGGAAAAGTTCGCGGACTACTGTGCCGTGGATGCAATGCCCATCTTGGTCGAATTGAGATGTACAAAAAGGACCCAAAGCCTTGGGACGACTACCTTTCGGCATACTAGCGCACTGGAGAGATTCCCGTGAGCTCAGACCCTTCATCCTGGAAAGAGGCGAAGCCGCCTTACAATCCAGGCCCGATCACTAACTTTCGACGTGGGTATCGTGTAGAAAGGGCTGGGAGACATGAGACCGATCAGCAATATAGAGCCTTCTGCTTCTACATGAACTCAGGGGCAGGCCGCAGCTATGTCGCCACTGCAGAGGTCGCAGAGGTCTCGGAGGCCACCATTCAAAACTGGGCCGAGAAGTATGAGTGGCAGCGCCGTGCAGCGCACCACGACAAGACCCAGATGACCCTGGCCCTGCGTGACGCCACCAAGATGGAGCGCCGCAAGCATCGCGAGTCGATCGAGAAGTTCCGCGCTAGTCAGCAAGAGCAGGCTGAGAAGTTCGTAGCCGTCAGCAACGATCTGATGGCGATCATCCAGAAGCGCATTGAAAAGGCCGACGCGGAGGGTGAGGATATTCCGATGGGCCTTATTTCCGGCCTGATGCGTGCAGCTGCAAACATCTCCGACTCTGGTCGCCAGGCTTGGGCAACCTCTCTTGGTGTTAACGAACTGATGCAAGTGGTTGACCAGGAGCTTGAGCAGGTCAACGTTGAAGACGTCACCGACATCGACGAGATCCCCTTAGACGAATGAGCAGCAAACTAGGCAAGGACTACCTGCAGAAGGCCGCTTCTGGACAGGATCTCGTAAAGGCCGTCAAGGCCAAGAAGGCCGAGCGCCAAGCCAATGGCGAGCGGGTCATCTTGTGGAAGTTTATCCGCAAGGTGTTTCCTAACTACAAATTCTACAAATTTCATGCGACAGTCATCGAGCAGCTTCAGCGCGTCCTCGACGGAGAGTGCAATCGACTCATACTTCAGGTCCCGCCTCGACACGGAAAGTCACTGCTTGCAAGTCAACTTCTCCCTGCTGCTTATCTACTCGCTCACCCTGATCGGTTTGTGGGGATTAGTTCCTACTCGGCCGAACTCGCCGAAGGATTCTCCCGCAAAGCCCGCGATTACTACCGCGAAGCAGGTGGCCTCCTCAACCCCAGCAGTCAGGCAGTCAACGCCTGGGCTACCGAAGGAGGCGGCGGGCTCTGGGCAGCTGGCGTCGGCGGCGCAATCACTGGTCGCAGTGGCCACCTTCTGATCATCGACGACCCTGTCAAGAACCGCGAGGATGCCGAGAGCGCCCGCATGATGGAGAAGCTCAACGACTGGTATACATCTACCCTGTACACCCGTCTTGAGCCCCAGGTGGGCGCCATTGTGGTGATTCAGACTCGGTGGTCCGAGAACGACATGATCGGGCAGCTTCTGGAGAATGAGATGAACGTCTCCGAGAGGGGTCGCGAGAACTGGACCATCGTGGACCTACCTGCTCTGTACGAGGACGAGGGTGATCGTCCCATTCTCCCCGAGCACTGCGAGGTTATCCCTGATTGGCGTACCGAGATTGGCCAGGCCCTGTGCCCCCAGCGCTACGACAGCGACGACCTGGAGCGCATCCGCGAGGCTGTCGGCTCCCGTGACTTCGCCTCCCTGTATCAGCAGCGCCCCGCTCCAGAAGGGGGCAACATGTTCAACCCTGACTGGTGGCAGTACTACTCGCATGACAGTGTCATTCCCGACTTCCAACGCATCATGCTGGCCGTTGACGCCACCTTCACCGCCACAAACAAGTCTGACTACGTGGTTGGCGCTGTTGTAGGACAGGCTGGCAACCAATTCTACGTGCTGGATCTCGCCAGAGAGAAGCTGGACGTCGTTGGCACGATGGCCATGATCAACCGCATGTATCAACGGCATGCCCTATCTGGTACGGTAATCGAGCTTGCGGCATCAGGCTACGCCGTTTACCAGATGATGAGCAAACGAGTGCCTGGGCTGATCGGCTTCAAGCCAGAGAAGTCCAAGGAAGCAAGGGCCAGCGGCATCGTGCCTATAGTGGAGGCGGGCAACGTATACCTGCCCGCGAGTGCCCATTGGCTCGACAATTTCATCAATGAATTCTCGTTATTTCCTGCATCGAAGAACGATGACATGGTTGATGCACTGACGATGGCTGTAAACTATATGGCTCAAAGGTCTGCACCACAAATGACCTCGGTTGCCTGGGGCCGTGGCGATAGAGTGCTACCCCAGGCACACCACTACCAGGTGTGGTAGACTATAGGTGTTCCCGCTCTGCGTGGTCTGGAAATATCTGGACGTAGCAACGGGCTTTCGTGTAGGAAGCGCAACCCTCTCTCTAGTCCTAGTATTCTGTGGCTAGATGAAGGAAAGGTGACCCCGTCCGCGCATAGAGGTCCCTCCTACCACCACCCTCGCCCCCACCTCTGTGCGTCCTTGAGGCGTCTCACGTGTTAAATGGGGCCTTCACCTCGTGTGTAAAGCCTTGCGGCGAATCATACCTTGCGGTTTGAGAACACACAACAACAACACCCCCTATGCCTAGCTCCGGGACGCCGGATGACGCACAAACCTGGGGGTCACTATTTAACCTGGTAGACTGGGTGCAGTATAGAAAGCTGCGCCGTGGCAAGAAAACCCGCAAAGTTCAAGCTTGACCGCGAGCAGCAGAAGATGGCTGCTGATAACCTGAACTTGGCCAGGCGGGAAGCGTGGCGTATCCAGAGGTCGACTGGTATCGAGTACCAGACCCTGGAGTCCGTGGCCTTCGAGGGGCTTTGTAAGGCAGCTTATCGATACGACGCCAGCAAGCCCCACCCCGTGACGGGGAAGAGCATGAAGTTCTCCTCGCTGGCTATCCCCACCATCCGTGGCGAGCTATTGCACTGGGTGCGCGACAGAACGTATTCCATGCGCCTGTCTCATAAGATGCGTGAGTACTGGGTCAAGGGGCGTAAACTTTTGTATCGCGGCGGTACCGACATCGAGGTAGCAGCATTCCTCGGTATTTCCCTGCAGGAGTGGCAAGAGGTGCGCAAGGTATGCTCTGGCCCGCCGCTCGAGCTTAAGGACCAGGCTACCCCTACAGAGCCCCTGGAGCCCTCCGAGATCGACTTCGCCGCCATCTACACCAAGGCCGCAGACGAGGCAATGAAAGGGCTTCCTGAGGCCCAGCAACGCCTCCTGGATCAGATGGAGATCTACTTGTCTGGGACTGGCTCCAGGATCCCTAGGGAGGCCGTCGACACGCTGCTTCAGCTGGCGGGCTGCGCCACTACCGACTGGAGCGAGATGGAAATCGATCTGATGGAGGGATGGGAAGACCTAGGCGAGGGGAGGGTCCAGGGTTCCCTTTTTTGATTACGGGTAGTAGAATGACCGCATGGCAGTAACCCCCCGCACCCTGGTCGCCATTAAAGCGGCCCCCCTGTCTGACCTAATTAAGCAGACCGGTGGCAGGCTCAAGCGAGTCGGCCGCGAGTTTCTGACTCAATGCTTGTGGCACGATGACGCCAACCCCTCCCTCACCGTCAGCGATGATAAAGGTTTTTGCTATTGCCACGTATGTCGCGGCGGCGGTGACGCTATCGATTACGTGGGCCAACGCTACGGACTGTCTTGGCGCGAAGCTGCTGAAAAGGCCGCCGATATTCTCGGCGTGCAGCTCGAGACAGACGATGAAAACCCAGAAGAGACTGCCAGGCGCATAGCGGCCCGTAAGGCTGAAATTAGTCAGCTTGTCGTGGAGCAGGACAAGTACAGCGCTAACCTGCGCGACGCCCGCGCTAAGCGTGTCAAGCAGATCTGGATCGACCGTGGCCTAACCAAGGAGGCTGCCCTCGAGTTCGGTGCTGGTTTCGCCCCCGACGGCTTCTTTGCTGGCCGCATCACCCTGCCGATCTATAACCACCGCAATGAACTGGTGGGCTGGGCTGGCCGTGCTACCAAAAGCAAAGAAGAGCAGCCTGCTAAGTATAAGAACAGTGCCGACAGCGACCTGTTTCAGAAGAAGCTGCTGGTCTTTAACGAGGTACGGGCCAAGGAAGCTGCGCGTGAGGCCGGGTCCATCGTGTTCGTCGAGGGCCACCTGGATGTGGTTTCGATGTGGCAGGCCGGTATCCGCAACGTCGTCGCCCTCCAGGGCACCGGCACGCCCGACCCTCTGGTGCTGAAGCGCCTGGCAAAGGCCAGTAAGAACTTCGTTCTCTGCTTCGATGGCGATGCCGGTGGCCGCAAGGCTGCAGAGTACTTCATCGCAAGCGCTGGCCCTATGGCCCTGGCTGGCGAACTGAACGTCACTGTTGCCACCCTTCCCGACGGACAGGACCCCGACGAGGTAATCCGCTCAGGCGGTGACCTGTACGGCTACCTGGCCTCGGCCCCCTCCTGGCTGGACTGGGTGATTGATACCTGGGCGGCAGCTCTTGACAAGGAAGATACCGCCATGGTAACCGATGTGGAGAATAAGCTCCACGGGTTGATCGATGGCCTGCGCTCAAAGGCGCTGCGCACTCACTACATCGACAAGGCAGCCCGTGTGCTGTCGACCACTGAGAAAGAAGCGGAAAAGCTGGCCAAGGACTGGGGCAATCGAGAATTCTTCCACGCCGCCGATACCTGGAGGCCCCGGACGCCCGCTGAGACACGCCTAGCAGCAGAGAAAAGGCTCGTGAGGCTATATGTGCACCGACAGGGGCTCAGGAGCACCTTGCAGCCCCTCCTGGAGCGAGTGAGCAATCCTGCCCTACTGTGGCTCTCGAAGCAGTTGACCCTGCTCAACGAGTACTGCGACGCCGACCTGACCCCGCATAGCGCCATGGCCATCGTAGCAGTGGCCGAGCCCCACTACATGCAACAACTGCGGACTTTGGTTCGGCCAAATGTTGTCGTTGATGAAGCTCCTGGGGTCCTGGCGCACCTGGCTACTATAATGGAAGGTGAAGTACTATCTTCCCCTGATGAGTCTGACCCCGATCAGCCATCTGCATGATGAGGTGCGTAATCTCTACGAAGAGATCGGATCTTACCTCGGAACAGCAGAGGCGCTATATGCCCGACATGCGGGCCTCGCTAAGCCAAATCAGCTTCGCGGGTACATCAAGACCGAACTCTCAAGCAGGGAAGTTGACCTCGAGACTGTAAGCGAGAATGTTCGCCTTGCAAAGCTGGTCCAGCGCCAGTCCGATGATGCTCGCATCAAGAACAAGGCGTTCCGCGAGCATGCCCGCATCGAGAACGCTGTCGCCTCCTTCAACGAGGCCATCGTGGCTGAGCTGGAGCAGATCGGCGAGTCGATGGCTGGCTGCGAGCGCCGCTCTGGGCCCCTGGACCCCAAGGCCGCTGCCATGGTGATCCACCTGAGCGACAACCACTTCAACGAGCTGGTGAACCTGCCCACCAACCGCTTCGACTTCGAGGTGGCTGCTAAGCGCCTGCAGCTCCTGGCCCAGAAGGCTAAGACCTTCGGCAAGAGCTACAGCGTGGAGCGTGTCGTCGTCTTCTTCGGTGGCGACCTGATGAACAGCGATCGTCGCCTGGATGAGCTGCTGGCCATGAGCACCAATCGTGCCAAGGCCACCCTGCTGGCAGTGCATCTATACCGCCAGTTCCTGATGGACCTGCGTACCGACTTCTTCGTCGACTGCTTCGGTGTCACTGGTAACGAGTCTCGTGCCAAGGAGAACCTGGGCTGGATTGATGTCGTAGCGACAGACAGCTACGATTACACCATCTACAGCATGCTACAGGTGATCTTCGAGGCCATCGAGGACAAGGGCATGCGCTTCCACGACTTCCAGGCCAATGAGACCGTGTTCTCGCTGCATAACGAGACCTTCCTGGGCGTGCATGGCCATCAAATCTCGGCCACCGACCAGAAGAAGGTCCAAGCAGTGATCGGCAAGTATGCGGCGAAGGGGGTTAACATCACACACATCCTCTGCGGCCATGTCCACGCAGCCGTTGTCTCCGACTATGTTTCACGCAACGCTTCGCTGGTTGGGTCTAATGCCTACTCAGAAGAGGCTCTGGGCTTCGTCAGTAAGGCTAGCCAGAACATCCACCTTGTCACACCCCAAGGGCTGGACGGTATCAAGTGTGACCTTCAGAACATCGAAGGGGTCGATGGTTACGATATCATCGAATCTCTTGCAGCTTACAACGCAAGAAGCGCCGACAAGGCCCACGAAGCCCTGCGCGAGCCCCAACTCATTGTAAAGGTGGTCATCTGATGAGCACAGAAGAGCAGTTTTACAAGCACCTGTCCTCTGTTCTCGATGCGCTTGACTGCATCTTTGGCACAGACGACTCCTACACCGAGAACAACCTCATCTCCAGCCTCGACTACGCTCGAGAGGAGTCCGAGGAAGGCGACGACTTCAACTGGCATGCTTTCGGCGATCTTTGCCGAGCCATGCAGGGACGAGGGGTGAAGGACATCTCCGACTGGGGGAACCTTGAATACGCCGCAGAGGTAATCAAAGAAGCTACTTACTGCGTCCTGGACTATGAAAATCAACAGCACCTTTCTTCCTAATGTACACTATCTACACGTCCAAGACCTGCCCCTGGTGCGTCCGCGCCAAGCTCCTGCTGGACAAGCTGGGTGCCGAGTATGAAGAAATCGTACAAAAGCACCCAGACTGGCCCACGGTTCCTGCTATAATCAAGGACGGAACCCTAATAGGCGGTTTCACCGAGCTAGCCAGGTCCGTCCGAACTAGCACCTGATCACCCGAGAGCAAGATCAAACCAGTCGGCCCAGGCAACCCCTGGGCTTTGGCGTAAGCCCCTCTGGTCCCTGCCTTGCTTGTCGGCAACCGAGACTATCAATGCAAGCACATGCAGTAACACTGTTCCTACTAACATCCCTGGTGGGCCAGCAAGCCCTGCCCATGGAGGCGAACCTCCCACCACTCCGCAAGAACCCGATCGTCCCTGTAGCGAACGTCCTGGCCAAGGGCGAGGGCGATTGGAACTCAGTCAACCGAGGGCGTGCTGGCGACACCCCTGGCGGCATTGCCTCCGTAACTGGCAAGAGTTTCTCCGAGCTTACCGTCGGCCAAGTCAAGAGCCTGCAGAGGAGCAGGATCTACGCCGTCGGCAGGTACCAGATGATTCCCGGCACCCTCTCCTACGCCGTCAGCAAGGCTGGAGTGGCTGCTAGCGAACGATTCACCCCACAAGTCCAGAACCGCCTCCTGCAGGCCCTGCTGGATCACAAGCGCCCGTCGATCGGCGCCTACATCAGAGGGGAGCACAACAACCTCAACCTGGCACTACGGGCTATGGCCCTGGAATGGGCCTCTGTTGCTTGGACCAATGGCTACAGCTACTACGCTGGCCGAGGCGGCAACCGTGCTCGTGTAACGAGAAATGAAGCAGCACTTGCGCTCCAGGAGGCCAGAAAGCTATATTCAGGGAGTCCAACGGAGGCATCCCATGACCGACCTTCTTAAAGACTTCACCGTGGTCTACCAGGACTGCAACGGCATCCGCCGCGAGATGTACCTGAAAGCCACCAGCTGCTGCCGGGCTACCCTGGCCGCCCGTGAACTGCTCCCCGAGTGCGTCGACATCGTACGCACCTACCATGATTCCAACTGGTAATGGCCAAATCCAACTACACCCCAACCCAGCTCGCCGTGTGCGAACTGTGTGAAGAGATCCGCCATGTACTGGCAATCCACCCAAAGCGTGTTGGCTGGGTCGTCAGGCCGCACCACACGAAGAAGCAGATCATCATCGGCCACAAAGACGCCGATAACGACCTGGACCTCATCTCCGAGGTCAACACCCTCCGAGTCACCCTGGAAACCTTAGGACTGGTATCCAAGCTCGGCTACACCATCGCTGGCCTCTAACACATGAACCACATCTACGTCTACCTGTTCTTGGCCGCCCTGGTGGTCCTGTTTCCTAAGGATGCTTTGCTGCTTCCTCGCTGGATCGAGGCTCAGGTTAAGCTTCATTGCACAAACGCCCGTATGTGGTGGGGTGCCTGGACCATACACCGTAAAATGAAGAAGGAGTTTGGCGCCCTCGGGTGGCCAGTTCCTCCTTTCAAATTCATCCCCATCTGGGATCGAGAAATCAAATGAGCTACTCAGCCAAAGTTAAGAACGGCGCCTCCTACGCCCGCGACGGCCACAAGCTTGGTGACTTCAACAAGCGCACCTCCATCGGTAACGGCAAGCGCAAGCGCGGCTCCTTCAAGAACAGCAAGCGCTCGCGGGGACAAGGGACCCGCAGATGATCCACTACAAAAGACTCCAGAACGGCCGCATGGCCAGCGTCAATGTTCTGGAACGACTCTGGACCAAGGCTGTTGGCGACGCGGACGATGAGTGCTGGGAGTATCACGGCTCCACCAGCATCGCTGGGCACACTCGCATCAGGCTTGATGATAAGTCGAGAATGATGGTCCACCGCATGGCCTGGGAGGCCCACCACGCAGAGCCGATACCTGAGGGGATGCAAGTCAACCACCACTGCGATAATCCGATCTGCTTTAATCCCGCACACCTCTATCTCGGGACCCAAAAGCAGAACATGGAGGATCGTTTTAGGAGGGGACGCGCAAACCTCAAGAGAAAGGTATCCTTGGACGACAGGGAGCTGATTAAATGCTCCACCGAGCCGAACAAGCTCCTCGCCGAACGTTACGGTGTAACAACGGAGCGCATCTCTCAGATCAAAAAGGGTCGTTGATGCTTCCGACCTACTCGAACCTCTACCGCCTGAACCTTATGGCCTGCGAGAAAAAATGTCCGAAATGCAAGTGCAAGGAGGACCAGTCCACCAAAGCCTTCCGCAAGTACGTGGAAGCTAACCCGTCCGCCTCCGAGTCTAAAATCTTCGATGTTTAAGTTCCTCTTTGGCCGCAAGCGCGGCAAGCCCTTCTCGGTCTTCTACACGGTGGGCGACGGCTCCTTCGTGCTCAAAGCCACCGTGCACGCCGTTGACGAGTACTCTGCTAACCGCTATTTCGATAGGGTTTGCGACGTTGATTATCATCGGCTGCCCAACGCAACCGTCGCGCAATGATGGACAAGCTACAGATACAGTGGGCCGCAGTCCGGGACAGCCACCCCGTTGCCGAACACGAAAAAGTTGTATGAATATGGAATAACCGCGATCAACTACCCACCCCACCCCACGGCCCGCCGGAGCCGCTTCCAATCCGGCAGCACCATCCTCGCCACCTAGACCATGCCCACCCCTATCACGCGCTTTCTGCGCCATTTTGTCCGCGCTGCCGCATTCGTTCTAGGTGTCGCGGCAACGTATCTTGCTGGGGGCCTTGCCGCTCTGTGGGGCGGACCGCTTACTGGGCTCGCTGTCTACTTCTTCGCGGTTGTTGTATTCATAAGTGTGCTCGGTTACTTGACTGAATGATTGCCAACCCCACCGCCCACTATTGTCAACCTGATTGTCAACCATGACCACATCACTCTCTGACCTCAAGCCCGGCGATACGGTGATATTGCGGTATTCCACGCCGTACATCCCCGACCGAATCGCAACTGTTGACCGCCTCACCAAGACGCGAATCATCGTTGGCCCGCGCCGGTTCCGAATCAGCGATTGGCAAGAGATCGGATACGGCAGCTGGGATTACTGCTGGATCGTTCCCGCTACGCCTGATCAACTCGCGGAAGTAGAGCGCAGGCGGCAGATCAAGCAAGACCAGGAACGCGCGTATCAGCTTGCTATTCAAATCAGCAACCGTGCCCGCAGCCGCTCCACTGCTGCTGCTGCAATCCCGCACCTTGAAGCGGCGCTGGCTGCGCTGACTGATGATTAAAGCGAGTCTGATCAGTTTTCGGATTGTAACGAGAGGGGGCTTCGGTCCCCTCTTTTGCTGTATACTGGTTAGGACGACAGGTATTCTACTCCTGCGTCACCAAACACCAGATATGTCCGACTTCCGTCCCCAAGCCCCTAGCGCAGAGACGGTCTTCCTCCGCACCTACAGCCGTCGGAAGGAAGACGGCACCCGCGAGAACTTCGAGGAAGCCATGCTCAGGACGGTGAACGACATCGCTGAGATCGGCAAGTTCGACCAAGAGGAGTACGCTCTCGTCAGGGAGCAGGCCCTCGCTCAGCATTCGTTCCCGTCTGGCCGCGCCTTCTGGGTGGCTGGCACCGAATGGGGCAAGCGCCCCGAGAATTTCAGCGGTTACTACAACTGCCTCCATCGCGACACCCTTGTCCAGACCGCTTACGGACTGGAGAGGATCGAGGATCTTGCTAGCGGTACGACCACCGTACTTAATGGCAATGGTCATTGGGTTGATGTTGAGTTCAAGGGCTACGGAGAGCAGACCCTGATCCCCGTAACCTTCGGTCAGAAGGGTGGCGCTGCCCAGGTGATTCGCAGCACTCCAAACCATCGCTGGATCACTCGTCGTGGTGAGGTGACGACAGCCGAACTGCGCCGTGGAGACAAGATCGCCAAGGTCTACTCTCCTAAGCCCAAAGCCAGTGTGGAAGGCATTCGCCATGGCATCGTCTATGGTGACGGCACCACTCAGTACGGCAAGTTCTTTGTCGACCTTGTCGGGGAAAAAGTAGAGCTGTATCGGCACTTTGATGACATACGCCATTATCAGCACGTCCGCGCCTACGTTGATTCAGAGAAAAACCTCAAGGAGCTCCCTCCTGCCTATGACCCTGATTATCTGCGCGGATTCTTTCAGGGATTGATTGCTACCGACGGCTCTGTTGGACAGTCAGTTGTCATTTACGGCAGTGCAGAACTCGCCTCTTTTGCGGCTAGTTACGCAGCCGTAGCGGGCTTCACATTTGTCTCGTCTCGTGTTGCTGCCCGTACTGGCGAGAAAACCAACCTTGGCAAGCGCAAGCAGGACTTGTGGGCGATCGTACTGGACAAGGATTCGGTTGATGCGGAGGACCTTCTCCGCTCCTCGCATCGCAAGAGCTTCCGCAAGGGTGCTGAAAAGCGCTGGTGGACCGTCAAGTCCATCGGGGTAGAAGAGGCTCCTGAAACTGTCTACTGTGCCGAAGAGCCCGAAACCCGTAGCTTCGTGCTTGCCCACGGTTTGCTGACAGGCAACTGCACTTCGACCCACATCTCCGACCTGAATGCCTTTGGTCTTCTGGTGGACCTGGCCATGCAGGGCTCTGGTACTGGCGCAGTGCTCGAGCAAGACGTGGTGGACCAGTTGCCCCCGATCAAGTCTGCGATCAAGATCGTTCGCCTCAACCCCGTCGGAGACGCCCCTGGTTGCGCGGTCACTCATGTGATCTCCGAGAAGGGGCATGTCATGATCTCTGTTGGCGACAGCCGCAAGGGATGGGTGGATGCCTATCAGGCCCTGATCAACCAGGCCGCCTACAACGGCGCAGAGGAGATCGAGCTGACCATCGATCTGAGCCAGGTGCGCCCTGCTGGCGAGCGCCTCAAGGGTTTTGGTGGCACTGCCAACCCGATCAAGCTCGAGACCATGTTCCGCAAGGTCGTTGACCTGTTGAACGGTGCCGTGGGCCGCAAGCTGACTACCGTCGAGGCTTGCCTGCTGATCGACGAAGCCGCTGCTTGTATCGTCGCTGGCAACATCCGCCGCTCTGCTGGCATGCGCCAGTTCTCTCAGGACGACCAGGAAGCTGCCACTGCCAAGCTGGGCCTGTACAGCCAGGACGAGGAAGGTAACTGGCGTGTGGACCCCAAGAAGGAGGCCCTGCGGATGGCTAATCACACCCGCTGCTACCACACCAAGCCCTCCTACCAGGAGGTTGAGGATGCAGTGCGCCTGCAGTTCCAGTCTGGCGAAGGTGCTATCCAGTACGTCCCCGAGGCGGTGGCCCGTGCCAACGTCGACCTGCTGAATACCCAAGCCAAGAAGGCTAGGTTCCTGGACATCTACACCAGCAAGGGACGCGACAAGGCGGCCAAGTACCTGGCCAAGCTGGACAACTCGCTGGATGCCCGCGAGATTGGCCACCGTATGGATCGCTACGGCCTCAATCCTTGTGGGGAGATCATTGGCCGCGACTTCCACTGCAATCTGGCCGAGGTGCACCTGAACACCATCGACCCGAAAGACTACGGGGCACAGGAAGATGCCTTCTACGCCGCTGGCCTCCAGGTAGCAGCACTCCTGCAGCACGAGTTCGTACACGAGCGGTACCAGTACAGCCGTGAGATCGATCCTATCGTGGGCGTCAGCTTCACTGGTCTCTTCGACTTCTTTGTCCACGCCTTCGGCTACGAGTGGCTCAAGTGGATGATGGGTGGCCGCAAAGGCTACCGCGCTGGCCGCATCTTCGAGGCCGCAGAGGCTGAGTACCTGGCCAACTTCCGCCTGGCTGCTCATCGTGGCGTCCGTGATTACTGCAACAAGTACGGCATCCGCCACCCCAACCGCATCACCACGGTTCAACCTGCTGGCACCAAGAGCCTGCTCACAGGCGCCTCCAGCGGCTGGCATCCGCCCAAGGCCCAGCGTTTCATCCGCCGCATCACCCTGGGCGCCAAGGACCCCCTGGTGCCCGCTCTGATTGAGTATGGCTACAACGTCATCCCTGCACAGAGCGCCCGCGACGATGAGGGTAACCTGCTGGACGACATCACCGATCCCCGTGTGCATGAGGTGCTGGTGGAGATCCCGACCGCCGTATCCTGGGCAGATCTGCCTGGCTGCGACGAGTTCGACTTGAACCAGCTGCCCGTGGAGGCACAGTATGGCCTGTACATGAATGTGCAGCGCAACTATGTGGACCACAACTGCTCAGCCACCATCGAACTGCGCGAAGAGGAGATCCCTGTTCTCGCTAAGCTGATCTACGACGACATCCAGAACGACGGCGGCTACATCTCTGCAGCCCTGCTCGCTCGTTTTGATGTCTCCGGGGGCACTTTTCCAAGACTCCCGTTTGAACCCATCTCTAAGGAGGAGTACGACATCCAGATCCTGCCCCGTCAGGTCGTGGCAGAGACTGACGACCGCACCCTGCTGGACATCTTGAAGAAGTTCGACAGCAGTGAGTGGACCATCGAGTCGGTGGCTGGCTGCGCCAACGCTGCCTGTATCGCTAAGGCAGAGAAAGAGGAGCAGGAAGGCAAGGCATGACCGATCTGGAACGGGCCCTGGAGGACTTCAGGGCCGCGTTCTCTATCTACATGATGAAGATAGAGAAGCGCTACAGGACATTCAATGAGGCCGATTGCGATCAGGTCTCAACAGCCTGGACCAAGTACCTCAAACTACGCAAACAACAGGAGAGCTAATTTGGCTACTATCCCCGACTTCCGTATCAGAGAACTGGCCCGCAACCAGGGGCTCATTGAGCCCTACAACCCAGAACAGCTCAACCCAGCGTCATACGACGTCACCCTCGGCTCTAAGATCAAGGTCGAAACCCGTAACGGCTGGCAGGACGTAGACATCTCAACTGTAGAGTTCTTGCTAGCCCCTGGGGCCTTCGTGCTGGCCTACACCGAGGAGGTGGTTCGCATCCCCAACTGGCTGGAGTCCACCTTCCAGCTCAAGAGCAGCCGTGGCCGAGAAGGCTATGAGCATGCTCTTGCTGGGTACATCGATCCTGGTTTTACTGGCCAGGTGACCCTCGAGCTGACAAATCTGAACCGCCACCACTGGCTGCCACTGTCGGCTGGTATGCGGATCGGCCAGCTCAGGTTCATGAAGATGGACGAGGTACCCCACCGCCCCTACTCACTCACTGGTCGTTACATGAATGACAGGGGCGCTGTAACCAGTAAAGGTTGATCTGGGGGCCACTGGCCCCTTTTTTCTTGCTACGGCAACCTATTAAGACGACGAAGACGCGAGAGGCCCTTCGGAATCACCCCTATTCAGGCCGCGACGGCCGCCATTCGCTGAGAAAGCAATGAAAGGCATCAATCACCCGATAAACGACCCCTCGCTGGTCTCCTACCATCGTCCCGAGTTGGTGCGTCTGCTCCCCCAGCTGGAGCAAGCCTACGACTGCTGGACCCTGCTCAACGCAGGTGGCCTGGGAGCTGCTAAGGAGAAGTATCTGCCCAGGGAGCCAGCTGAGCCCGCAAGTGCCTACAAGGCCCGCCTCGGTCGCGCCACCTACACGCCGATCTACCGCGATGCCATCAAGAGCTACGCTGGCCTACTGAGCCGCGTTCACCTCATTGACTCTCCGGCCTCCCTGGAAAATGCCGAGCAGAATGTTGACCTGCAGGGTTCGAGCCTGACCTCGTTCCTGACCCGTATTGACGAGATGGCGCTGCGTGATGGCGGCACCTTCATCATGGTTGACATGATGCCCGAGCGTGGCGGAGACAACAACTTCTTCGACCAGATGAACGATGGCCGCCAGCCGTACTTCATCTCCATCGCCCGTGCAGACGTTATCAACTGGAAGGTCAGCTACAGCCGTGGTCTCGAGAGCGTTGACCAGGTGACCGTTCGTATGCTTCGCTCGGTCCCTAATCCCGAGGGTGCATACGGCTCTGTCGTTGAGCCTGTCTACTACGTCCTGACCCCTGGCAAGGTCGAGATGTACCGCGTGGTCAAAGCCGATGCCCAGCGCTGGGCCAACAAGAGGATCGACAAGATCAGCACTACCTTGCCAATCATCCCTCTGGTGTGGTATGGCGCCACCACCACTCGCTTCGCCCAGGGCGACCTGCCCATGGACGGCCTGGCTGACCTGAGCATCCAGCACTTCCAGATGCGCTCTGACCTGAACGAGCTACTCCATAAGTGCGCCATGCCGGTGCCCGTCCGCAAGGGTGCCCCGATCGGCCCTGACGGCAACCCCGCTCCCCTTATCCTCGGCCCTAACACCGCTGTCGATCTGTCTGGCGAAAGCGGCTCCGATTTCAGCTTTGCCGAGCCTTCCGGCAAGAGTCTCGAACGCCACCAGGCTGAGATCGTCCACGTCGAAGCCTTGATGGACCGCAGCTCCCTGAACTTCCTTTATGGGGCTAACGTCAAGACTGCTACTGAGGCCAGCCTACGTGCTTCTCAGGTTGCGTCCAGTGTGTCTGCCCTGGTACGCAACAAGGCCGCAGCCTTCGGCGTCCTGATGCGCCTCTGGGCCTTCTATGCTGGCGAGCAGGCACAGATCACCAAGGAATCCGGCCTGGCCATCAACGACTCCCTGATCAACAAGCCTCTGGGCGCTAGCGAAATGGCTCAGTTGACCAATCTCTACTCTCAGGGCCTGTTGTCCAAGAAAACCGTCCTGGATGAGCTGCAGCGCGGTGGCGTACTCGATCCTGACCTGGTTGTCGAGGAAGAGATGGAGCGCACCGAAAAGGACCGCCAGGAGGCTATGGACCAGCAGCAGGAGGAGGCAGACATGAAGCTCGAGAACGACCTAGCTCGCGCCGAGGAGTTCCAGGCGGTCGCCCCCAGCCAGCCAGGCCAGGGGACCGCAGACGAGAAACCTAAGCAGGGTGAGCGCACCCCTCCCAGTGAGACCGAGAAGGCTCAGAAGGCAGCTCAGAACGCTAAGTGATGCAACAACCAGATCCGCTAGCCCTATGGGTTGACACCTGTGAGGTTTTCTGGTGTATACTGGGTGGGTACCAAGAGAGGAAAGCCCATGTCTAATGTGGTCGCCCGCTTCCAGTTCCAAGAAGACCGCGCTGCTGAGTTCAGCGACGTTGGCAGCCTGTTCGTCGAGCAGCGTTACGACACTGTCGAGGATCTGATTGCCGATTGCGAAGAGTTCAACGAGGCTATCGTTGACGTGACTGCCTTGGTCAACGGCCGCGTTGTGTCCCTGTCCACCCAGCCTGCCGAGTGACCATGACCCAGTTCGAATATTACACCATGCTCCTACGCGCCATTGCGCTGTTCGGGGCCTACGTCTTCGGCACCACCGCTATCGTTGGCTTTGCCGTTCTGACCTACTGCCTCTACCCTTTCTTTAAGAAATGAGAACACTCCTGCCCAATGGTAAAAAGCTCCGCTCCCCTGGTGGCAGTTTTTTCTATGAGGTGCAGGGCCCCTGCTGCGTCTTGTACGACAGAGAGCAGTTATCCTGGCCCAGTTGCAGGCTCTCTTGGAAAGGTAAGGAGCCAAGCTGGAACAGGGTCGGCAAGCGCTTCGTTCCCGACCTGGCCGCCTCACGCTGTCCAGCCTTCTCAGTGAAGGCCAAAGATGCCTGGGGCAACGAATGGGAGCAGGTGCTTGTGGTGTACCACGACCGCCTGGAGGGAGATCTCAAGAAATCCTGGTATGCCAAGGTCCCCACTGGCCACCCCTATCCCGAGTTTTCATGAAGAAAAACAAACAAGTCACCCCGGCCCCTGACTGGGCGGCTATATTCAAGAGAAGACCCGCCCTTGTTCCACCAGGCTACCTCGAGACCTGTGCCCTAATCAAACAACAAAAGGAGCAAACCAATGCCTGAGTACACCCCAAGACTGCACCAAGCTGCCCATTACATGGCCGAGTGGATCCGCTCCAACGGCCGTTTCGACCTGAATGATGTTGCCGACCGTGCTGGCGTTCTGCCCGAGCTTGAGTTCCTGAAGAAGGAGTACTGCGAGCTGCTCTATGATGACCTTAACAACGCCGAGCTTGAGGTGTTCTTCGACGCCCAGCAAGAAAAGGCCGCCGTGAAGAAAGGCTCCTGGTTTCGCGAGTTGCTTGACCGCTGGTTCTGATCTCTGCTATACTACCCACACACCAAGGAGGAAAACCCTATGACACGTTCCAATCGCGCCCTCACCCAGTTCGTTATCGGCAAGATCGATGAGTACCTGGACCTAGGCCCTGAGCGCTTCGTCAACGCCGCTGGCGGCAACTCCAGCGTCACGCTGACGCGAGAAGCAGACAAAGACGTGCTTGGAGTATGGTTGTTTGGCGAGCCGATCGCCGAACTTCTTTTCCTGGGCGGTCGTTTCGAGGGAGTCATCCTTTTCGATGGCAACTTCTACGACAAGGCTGGCCGCCCCAGTCGTACGACCAGGGAGCGCCTCAATGGCATCCTTGATCACCTGGGTGAGATCTGCTTCATCCCTGAGGGTGTTCGCGTCTTCATCGATCCTGAAGATGAGCGCACCTATGTCGGCCGCAAGGTCAAACGTCTGCCTTTCGGCAAGGGTCACAAAGGCGTTGCCATCACGGCCCACCCTGTTCAACTGGAGATTGACCATGAGCGATGATTTCGCACAACGTTCCCGTGACAAGGTCATGCTGATGCAGCTGGCCGAAGTCGCTCAGCCCACCTCGTACGACAAGGTCATGCTCGGTGCGCTCATGATGCGCTACCAGGCAGACCCTGGAACACTGGAGGACATCGGTATCATCGTCCGCTACTGGAAGATGACACCCAAACAGCTCTACAAGGAGTGCAGAGAGATCTGGGCCAACGGCTTCAGGCCCGAAGACCTTCGGTCAAACGGGAGCGCATGGGACGCAAAGCCTGGCGAGTAATCGCCAAAGCCCTGGGGGAGAAAGCCTCCCCTTATGACAAAGAGGCCGATCTGGTCGCCATTATACGGCTGTTAGTCCTCTCTTCATACTTGATCACCAACACCATCATCTGCTTAGGAGTCTGGAGGCACTGGAATGACGGAACTACCCAAGGGATTCAGCGGCAACATGTTCGAGGTAGACCTCCAGGAGATGGACCTGGAGGCTCTGATGGAGAGCACGGACAGGTTCACACTGATGATCCTGAACAGCATCTACACCCCTGAGCAGATTAAGAAGTTCGACGAGGCTGGGGAGGCCAGGGGTATCGCTTTCGAGACCTGCCACCGCTACATGCAGGCAATGCGTGTGATGGCGGAGCGGTTTACCGAGCTTCAGTCCATTAAGTCGGCCCTAAACAATCTTCTTTGACGGTTTTTGGGGTACGGTCTGTTCGGCCAAAACCTAGTCACAGTCGGTATTCTGAGGGCGAAGAGTTCACCCCCTTTTCCATGTTCGACCTCTATGATCTCCTTCAGCCCCGAGTGTACGTCGTCAGCGAGAAGCAGTACGACGAGATGCTGGACAAGAAGCGCCAGCGTCGCCGTGAAGTCCTGGAAGACCGTCGCAAGGTTTACGAGGGCTGTATCGCCGAGATCAATAAGGAGCTAAACGAGCTGGTAAACTGAGGACACGTTGAACGGTAGCAGTTGTTACCGTCGCATCTTCGAGCCAGCAGGCAACGGGGCTGGTAACCGGAGCAACACCATGAATCACCTCCAGCTGATCAAGGCCACCATCCTCAAGGCCGCAGCACTCAAGTCAGCGCAGCTGGCCCACAAGCCTTCCGCAAAAGGCATTGTGTGAATAAGTGCAAATACCCATTGACCCCCTCGGGGGTCTTTTTTTATGATAGGTGCATACCCAAGGGAGCAGACCCATTAACATCTTCTTCACTGACCGCAACCCCGACACCGCTGCTCGCAGCCTGCCCGACAAGCACATCGTCAAGATGCCCGTCGAGGCCGTGCAAATGCTGGTCTCCGCCTGTCTGCGTCACGACGTCCAGCCCAACGTGGTGACCAAGTCTGGTACCATCCACAAAGGTGGCTACCACAAGCACCCCAGCACCGTCTGGGCAGGCGATACACAGGAGAACTGGTTCTGGACCCTGTCCTGGGGCTTCAGTCTGTGCGAGGAGTACACCAAGCGCTACGGTAAGCAGCACTTCGCCGAAGGCCAGCTCCATCAGCTTCTCAAGTCCCTCGAGTCTATTCCTGCTGGCCAGCTCACCCGCCCTGCTCTGGCCATGCCTGACGAGTGCAAGACCGACGACGCTGTTGAGTCCTACCGCGCATGTATTAGACTGAAGGTGAAGGAGAAGCCTGAGTCCTTCGTCTGGCGCAAGGGGACCCCCGCCCCCGAGTGGCTATAATTTACTCAACCCCTTACCCCCAGGAGACCGCCATGACCAACGAAGTCAAGCTCCACCGCGCTCGCATCTTCCGCGAGACCCCTTCTGTTTATTTCGCCGATGCCTGGCTTTCAGGCCAGAACGGCCTTGATGTCGTCACTCACTACGGCCCAGCCGTCAGTCCGCCATACGCCGTGACGGGCCACAAGCAGTTCTACGTCCACTACCATCAAACCGACTTCAATCGCGTCGTCTTCGGGGAGCGCGTGTTCGAGCTGGTGTTCCCCGGCGGTGGCCACTACCTGGTGCACCTGGATAACGACAGCGGCGCCCTGGAGATTCCCCCTGGGGTGTACCACCGCTCTGTGAGCTGCTCTACTGGCAGCGTCCTGCTCAATCAGGCCGTCAGGGATGATCAGTACGACGAGGCTAACGAGTTCCACCCTCGCTCCACCGACTCTGATGAGGTGCTGGGCCTGGGTTATCTCAAGCCAATTATTACGATTGGTAACTTTGCCCGCATCGCCGAGCTGATCGCCACCCACGACAGCCTATAATCAGTACATCCCCAAAGGAGGAATCCCCATGACCATCAAAGCTTCCGATCTGACCTGGGCCAAGGTCAACTTCTCTGACACCGAGGAGGCCAAGGCCGCCCTCACCCACATCGAGGGCGAGGTCAAAGCACTCAAGAAGACCCTTGCCGAGGGCTGGTTTGACGACGCCTTCACCGAGCGCGAAATGCGCAAGGAGCTGGCCCGTCTCGAGGCCCTCGAGGAGGAGCTGTGTGACGTTTTGTTTCAGGACCTGTTCGACCTGCTCTGAGCGGGTCTATAATCAAGACATACCAAAGGAGGCAACCATGACCAACCACGAAACCATCCGCAAGGCCCTCGACGATGCTGGCTCCCACTTCGTCTCCGTGATTTTCATCAAAAAGGATGGGTCTCAGCGCCAGGCCACCCTCAACCCCCGCCACCACGGCGAGGTCAAGGGCACTGGCCACGTCACCCAGGACCCCAACATCTTTCGCTTCATGGACGCTAAGCTTAACGCCTGGCGTTCCTTCGATGCCCGCCGCGTGATCTCCATCAAGGTCAACGGCCAGATCACCACCCTTTCCCAGGAGGTTGCATGACCATCTTCGTCCGCCAGCCCTTCGTCATCTACGTGTTCAACGAGGAGAATAAGGGTTCAGTCTTCGCTCGTTTCGCGTCTCTCCGTGAGGCGGAATCCTTCTGCCAGGAGTGGTAGGCCCACGACCCAGCCCACCTCTACGCTGTATCTGAGGATTCCCTGTGACACGCACCAAGTTCTCCAATGTCATGAGCCAAAACGCCCGCGAAAACCTTCAGTTTCAGCTGCGTAACGTTGAAAGCGCCATGAGCAAGCACCCGATCGACAGCCGCGAGTTCTGGTACCTGTCAGAGGAACGAGAGCGTCTCCAGCAGCGCCTGAATGACCAATGAAACACCATCTACGCCTTGGACTATGCCCCAAGGGTGCTCGCCAGGCCAGGAGACTCTCCGTCGTCATCAATGTCGTCGGCTACATCGTCTTCCTGACTGGCAACATCGCCCTGGGAGCCCTGCTCAAGCTGATTGGCGAATTCCTCAGGCTTCCCTACTTCTATTACACAGAGGCGTGGGACATGGCCTGGTTGGCAGCCTTCTTCATCGTTGCTAGCTTGTTCGTTCTGATTCCCGCCCTACTATGACCGCACCCACAACCACCAAGTTTTGTTTCATTCACCGCGTCACAGGGAAGAAGTACCTTGTCGGCGCCTATGACAGAGACGAGGCCATCGAGATGGTCGCCCAAATCTGCGGCGACTTCAACTTCGACGAGGGCCTGATCGAAGACCTACCACAGGAGTACCAATGATCCACGACATTCTTCTCTACGGTGGCGGCACGGCCCTGGGCCTGCTGATCACCTTCCTACCCATTGCCTGGAGCAAGCTCGATGGCAAACACTAACGCCCCTGGCTTGGTGGTGCTGATCGCCGCTTTGATGCTGTTTGGCTCCCTGGTCACCGTTGCCTGGCACTAGGACCAGGTCAAGGAGGTGCAGGCCGCAAAAAAGCTTACACCGAGTACGTTTGCAACAGGCTCGAATACGAGCTACGGCAGCAGGTTAAGGTAGGCTTGATAACTGCCACTAAGATGCTTTACGATCTACACCGATGCCAAACACTCTTTCCCGAATCTCAATGAATACAGCAGTTCTCACCTGGCTCCGTCGCTCCTGCGGCAAGTGGCGCTCAGAGCGTCGCTACCTCTTTCAGCCTGACGGCAAGCCCGTCAACTACACCACCCTCATGGACATCCGCGAAGGGGAACGTGGTAACCAGTTCATCATCAACTGGGAAGGCAAGACCAGCGGCAAGATGGAGGTTACCCTGGACGGGAACGTTCTGGTGCGCAGCAGGGATTACTTCGGCGACGACGCCCACGACTCGGACGTGGAGATGGTCGACGATGACACCATCGTTTTCACCACCACCTACGACGGTGTAACCTACAGGGAGGAGATTCGACTGATCAGCAATGACCAGTATAGACTGCGTCAGACCTTCGGCACCAAAGCCGATGGGTCCTTCGCCCTTGCGGGGCAATACACGGAGTTTCGTATGTGATGACCTACCTGGCATACTGGGAGCGCTTCCTCGCAAGCCTTAAGCTCAACCGCTGCCCCCTGATCGATTACAAGGAACAGGCCAAGCAAGAGCAGCGAGACCGTATCAACCGCCTCTACCGCAAGGAGACCCTATGATCATCGTCCTGCCTACTCTGGTCATTCCTCCCGCAGAGGAAATCGGCCGCCGCGCCAGGGCTATCGCCCTTCGCCTCGCCCCTATCGTCGCTGCGACGTATACAGCTGGATACGTGACAGGCGAGGTATTCTACCGTCTCAAGGCAAGGTACCTACCATGAATGACATCGACAGCCAGGTTCTGGAGTTCCTGGAGTACCTGCTGGACAATGTCAACCTGAAACCCAGGGAGATTGTCTGGTTAGCCCACCTACAAAAGCAACTGATCGAAGCCAATGACCTTACCTGAATCTGAAATCCCGTTCTACAACATCAAGAGCTACGACGAGCAGCGGTACGAGCGGCTGCTTGAGTCGGTGGATGAGTACCTCACTGACCCTGAGGCAGGCTCGAGGAAGTTCCTGGATGACCTGCAGAAGGCTATCCTGGAGCTGCGCCAGCACCACGACAGAGTCATCGACGGCTTCACCCACGTACAGGACTTTTTCTTATGACACAGTATCTGCCTCTTCTACCCCTGCGAGTAAACTTTTGTTTCATACGGTGGCACCTGCCCCCTTTCCCGTACTATGATGACGGAGTCAACTAAAGGAGTTCACCCATGCTCAAGTATTCTCTACTCGTATTAACCCCATCACCCACGCGGCCCTTAGATCCACATCCTAATGACCTCCTAATTTCCTCCCAATTAGGAGTTCTTAGTCAACATCACTTCTTTTCCTCATGACTGACAACAACCACCCAATCACTCCGCCGCGTGAGTTGATGCAGCAGTGGATAGCCGACTCTCCAAAGGTTCCGATTGCTCACGGCGAATACATCGCCACCCAAGCGGCCCGCTGGGGCGCCGACCAGGAGCTGGAGGCGTGTTGCGACACTTTGCGGCGCCATGCGCACTGGGATCTTGCCGTCTGCGAGCTTGTGGCAGACCGCCGCCCCAAGCCGCCGAGCTTGAAAAAGCAGGCGCTTGCAGTGCTGGAGGATGCCTCCAATCGGCTTGATGCTGCTCACGAGAACATCATCCGCCGCGCTCTTGAGGCGCTGCCTGACGAACCGTGATGCCCTACTCCTTCATCGTCCCCGGCACCGCAGCACCACAGGGCAGCAAGCGTTTGCTCGGCAAGGTCATGGTGGAGTCCTCCCGCCGCGTTCATCCATGGCGTAGCGACGTGCGCACCACAGCCCTGCAGAACAAGCCGCACGACTGGACAATGGCCGGTCCTGTTGCCGTCGAGCTGGTGTTTTGGTTTCCCAGGCCCGCCAGCCACTACGGCAATAAGGCCGGCATCTCCTACCTGAAGCCCACCGCACCGATTGAGCCCATCAGCTCTCGCGTAGGCGATCTTGACAAGCTCTGCCGGGCCATCCTCGACGCCCTCACCGGCGTGGCCTACTTGGATGATCGGCAGGTAGTGGAGCTCGATGCGCGCAAGGCCTACCTGA